TCTTGTAAGGTTTTGCTGTTTTCGCTGCCTTTTTAAAGTTAGCGGCGGTGGGAGAGCCCTTAGAACCCACCTTTCTCATCTTCTCACCAGAGCCAGCGGCTATCCGCTTTCTCTTGGCGTGAATGTTTGCGTACAATCCTCGTTTAGCTGCCATTATGCTCTACCTTTTTTGTTGGTTTTTCTCTTGATTGCATCTAGTAACATATCTTCACCGGCATCTTGTTTTGCCTTTTTATTTGTTCTAGCGTCGAGGATCTCTTTTTCTATTTCATAGTCAGGTCCGAGTTGAGCGAGTCTTCTCTTCCTCTCTGTAATAGTGCGTGATTGACTACCATCCTCATCGTATGTCATAGCCATGTTAGTACCCCTTAGTTTTAGTACCTGTGCTTTTCTTCTTTTTCTTAGTCATTACTTACCTACTTTTTTTTGAGCTTTTTTGTGAGCTGCTGTAAATGATGTACCAGCTCTCATCTCTTTACGCATCATAGCCATGTGTTTAGCTGAATGATGTACAGAATGTTTTTTTAAAGTTGCTTGTTGTCTTGGTGTTAGTTTCATTAGCACTTCCATTTACGTAGGGCAAGAGCCTTACGTGTAGGCTTGCCGTTTGGTTTCTTCATTGGTCCTTTAACTCCACTCATACGAGCACAGAAAGAACGCTTACGTGCACCACCTCCGGGCTGAGGAGCCTTGAGGTTAGAGCCGGTAGCAGCATTATACTTTTTTCTACCGGCTGCTGTCAGTCCGCCTGAGCGAGACTTGTGCTTGCCCATTTTGAGACTGACATTCTTTTTCTTTACTGCCATTAAGGTTGCCCGGGTTGCATGTTCTCAGGATTTGCTGTTCCTGATCCGTAAGGATTGTAACGCTTTTTCTTTTTCTTCTTCTTTTTGTTAGCTTTTCCAGAAGCATCTTCTGTATTCTGCTCGTCAAAAGGTGAGACATTAATAGTGTTTGGCATTAGACTGGTCCGTTGTTATCGTTTTTAAAATAGTCATAAGGACTACCACCCTTTCCCTTTAATTTTTTCTGTAGTTTTTTTAACTTCTTTTTAGGGATGGGTGTTAGATCATAAGGTTCTGCCATTACTTCTTCCTCTTATTTTTCATGATTGCAGCCGCAACTTTTGGTCTTTTTTTTGCTAGTGCGGCTAGTCCCTTTGACACTTTCTTAGCTGGTGGTCTGCCTTTTTTGTTTCCGTATGTTCCTTTACCTGCTGGCATGTGATTTCTCCTAAAATGATAAGTCTGATCTATCTAGTTTTTCGATAACATCTTGCCTATAGGCAGGGTCGCTATCATACCTTCTGTCATTCATAGCTGATACTAACTCAGCCTGACTACGGAATACATCACCTTTGTTAGGTGCTGCTTTACCTTGTACCATTGTTCCTTCTACTCCATTAGCTGCATCATACTGTGACTTTAATCCCTTAACTGCAAAGTTAATAGCATCTATGCTTCCGGTGTTTACAATCTGATCAAAAGCTGTAATGGACTGTTCATCTAAATTAGCTCCTGCCCATTTCATCATGCTAGTATATGCTGCATCACCACCGGCTGAGTTCTTAACTGCATTTATCTGACTTTCAGATATGTCAGCTACTTCAGATGGTGGCTGTGATTGCCAGTCTGGGCTCTTTGTTACCTCTAGATATGCATTAACTAAATCTTGGCTAGACATACCTTCAAACTTTTGTAATGTTTCTGGAGATAATTTCCCATCATTCTTATAATACTCGTCTGATGCTGAGGTAATTACACTAGCATTAGCAGATAATGTTGTCTCTTCTGGCTCGTCTGGCTCTGCTTCTGCTTCTGTTTGCTCAGGCTTGTCTCCAAGCTTTTGCTCTAGTTCTTTGTAAGCTTTCTCTAACTCTTGAGCTGATTTATACTTACCAGCTAGTAGCTGTTCTTGCTCTTCTACTATTTTTTCACCAACAGCCAGAGAGTCTTGCTCGTCTGGCGTTAGGTTATCGGTGAGTGTTTCTGTAGGTACTGTTGTATCTACTGTAAATGTGTTTTCTTCTGCCATCTATTCTTGTGGTGGTACTGGTGCTCCAGACAAGCCTTCAATAGCTGCTGATGCTTGCTCTGCTATCTGTGGATTTTTTTGTGGATCCATCAGAGGTGTGCCTGCAATCTGTCCTGTCTGATCAACGAGTGACTTCTGTGCCTGCATCTGCATAGCCTTCTGCTGCTCTGCTTGTAACTGTTCTGGAGTTCTGATTAGGTTGAGTACATCTATACCCTGTGCTGCTGCTAGTCTTTGTATAGCTTCAGATGGGTTGACAAATTTAATAAGTGCTTCTGGTCCTAGAGTCTGAGCTACTGTGCCCATAAATCTAGTTAAGCTTTCGTTGTCCTGTCCTCTACCGAGTGAATTTATACCAGCTACTATCTTTGGTCTTACGACATCTTTAGGTAGTCTTGGTATTTGGTTTGATCTTTGTAGTATTAACAAAGTTCTGTTTAGGTAGGGTACTAAAAACTCTACCGTTAATAAGCTGAACAAGCCGCCAAGCGATTGTTCTAGCTCTAGCTGTGTAAGGCGTACCTCCTCAGCTGTTACTCGTTCTGCATTTCTTACGTTCATAACTAAGAAAGCCTCGAGTATTCTTTTTTCTATCTGTCCTGACAGCTGTGCTGCTGTACTAAAGTCTGCTGTCTTACCGACTTGCACGACTCCGACATCTTCTGGTCTACCCTGTATGATAGCTCCGTTACCAGCTTTGGATAACGTCTGTGGTTTTGTAGTAGATGAAGGTGAAACAAGAAAAATAACTTTACTTGCTACACTTGCACCCTCTACAAGAGCTTGAGATAATCCATTAAGACTACGTAAGTCTCCAATAAATTCTTCTACTCTGCCACGTCCGTAGTCTTCTCCGTCTACTGTATTAAATCGAAGCACTAACCATGGTGAGGCGTTCTTCGGTGCTGTGCTTTGGCTACCAGCTAGGATCGTATCGTCCACTTCTTGATGCCATCTCCAGCTACCGCTGTTCTCATCCATCTTGACACAGGTGTATACCTCAGCGTCGTCTTCATCTGGACCAAGGTAATTACTGTTCGGTCCCTGTTCCTCTGGAGGTTTTTCAATCCCCAGAACCCTTCTGCTAATTAGCTCTTTGGTAATTATTTCTATAACATTACCATTACCGTCTCTGTTTACCACATACCTTGATAAGGGATAAGTCTTTAGACCATCCTTACCCATAAAGATAAGTGCGTTACCACCAACGATCAGGTGTTTTAGTGCTTGGTGTACTACAACTCTATCATTAGATGCAGCTATGAAATCCATAATCAATCTCTCTATCTTTGAGAATGATAAGTCTAACTCTGTACGCATCTGTGGGTCGAGTGTTTCTCCAAGTTTATCGTCTCTTACTTGTAGCTTAAAGAAGCTAGTCTGTGGAGGTAGTGTAGCCAGCATAAGCTTGGCTGCTAAAGTAACAACAGCTTTGGCTCCGACTGACTGCCATGGTTGTAGCAGTGTTCGCTTGCCTTTAAAGTTATCGTCTCTTTGTATAAGATATGGTAAGGTAAGTTCAGAACATTCAACTGCCATGTCTAGAAACTGAGTTCTACCTGATGACAGTTTATTGTATCTTTCTTTTGCCTTAAACATTCATACCACCTGTTGTACCACCGCCAGTTCCAGTGTTAAGATTTATTTTGAGAGCATCAGTACCAGTCTTCTTAGCTGTTCCTCTTGGAGCAGTCTTAGCTGTTGTACCATACTCTACGCCTGCTGTTTCATCAGGATCTACTAACTCTTTCTTGCTAGGTAGTCTTGATGCTTGCACTACGTCAGGCTGCCTTGGTTGTATAGGAGCTGGTGTAGGCATAGGCGTTGGGTTTGATCTAAATAGACACATTATCTTCGTTTAAAATAGATTTTATATACTGTACCACTTCTTGTTGTCCAGAGCGGTACATGATGGAGGCTAAGTCCTCCTTGGGGTGGACGGGATACCAAGCGAACTTGGATTCCAAATCCTCTACCAGTTTCTCTAACTTTTCTGAATGAAAGTTAAGCGTACTGGGGTAGGTTTGTGTTTGCATGTTCAAAAAACGCTGGCATACGAGCTGCTTTTGTGTCGGAAAACTGTGGAGC